GGTCAGACAGATTGGCTGAGTAGCTGTATATCCATGCAGACTTGGTTGTTTACTAATTTTTGCGTCACGCATGGGTAAAGTGTATAGTAAAACAACCTCGGTTACTAGGAGAAAGCACATGGAACCCGTGTGGCAGTTTGACACAGTCAACGGTGCTGAACGCATCGTACGTCTGTTTGTAGGATCTGAAATGAAGGCTATTGTCCATTTGTCGCCTTCGTCGTTTGTGGCAAATGTTTACGATGAAACAAACGCTGGTCAAGAAGTGTTTACCAAGTTGACTGAAGCCCAGGATTGGGTTTTTACAAAGTTGAACATCAGTGGCACGCATGACACACCACATGAGTTTGATATTGATGCAGTCCCAGTAGTGGATGAGAACATCCCGCAAGTACCTAAGCCACGTAAGCCAAAGGTATCTGTTCCACGTGAAGGATAACAGTCACTACGAGAAGTATTCGCTACGTCCAACCGACGTAGCGGATTCTTGGGAGCTGAGTAGGTATTTGTTTACGGCAATAAAGTACATCCAACGCCGTGGACAAAAAGAAGGTTGCAGTTATCATGGGGACTTGGCAAAGGCCATCTGGTACTTAGCTAAGGAATTTACTGGCAGTGATGACGCAGCCGAGGAAATCAAGAAGGCCGTTTGGCGGCTGAAAGAGTTAGTGGAGTTAGATAATGAATCAAGTAGCATTAGTGGGGAGAATCACTCGTGACCCGTCCTTTGTTGGGACAGGCGCAACACCTCGTTGTAACTTTTCGATTGCTGTAGATCGTCCTTATATCAAGGACAAGGAAAAGGTTACAGACTTCTTCGATTGTGTCGCATGGGGTAAGACAGCTGAGTTTGTCGGCAAGTACCTAGAAAAGGGACGCCTCGTTGCTGTTACAGGACGCATTGAAATCAATGTCGTATCTGCAATTGATGGCTCACAGAAGAAATTCACAAACATTGTAGTCGGTAATGTGTCACCACTTACAAAGGGTACACGTGATGAAGGATCTACCGCACCAGCGGTAGATGTATCCGATATTGAGGATCCGTTCGCTTAATGTCTAAGCACATCGCCAACGAAAACCTCTTACAGCGTGAAGCGTTCGAGACTTACTACAGTCTTGGTGACACACGCGACAGAAACCTTGAAAAGGTATCTGAGAGGCATCATGTATCAGTACAGACGGTACGAAGTTGGCGACGTAACTTCAGTTGGGAAACAAGGACACTTCAGCGTGATGCTGAGGTGTCTGCTCAATTAACAAAGTCGTCCGTTGCATCTGTTGCCGTTGCAAAGGCTGCATTCATTGGGATTGTAGATGACACAATTGAGCAGTGGAAGCAGAATCTATCCCGTGGTGAGATTCGCTTAGACAGTGTTACAGACTTGGAAAAGGCTGTGAAGCTTAGGTTACTGTTGTCTGGTGAGAATACAGAAAACGTTGGTATTGGCCCGTCTGGTACATGGCGTGTTCTTGCCGAGCAGTACGGATTGACACAGGAAGAGATTCTTGCTGAAGCCCATCTGATTGCAGCAAAGCCAGAAGACTCAGAAGTTATTGAGGAAGCAGTAGTAGTTGAATAAGATTCAGGAATCAGCCGCTACTTCTGCCTTGATGGCGGAAGCTGCAAAGCGTGCATATGACAAGAAAGTCAATGCAGCACGTATCAGCCTTACTGAGTTTGCTGGCTTTGTTGATCGTAAAGCAGCAGAGCAATACAAAGCCAAGCACCTAAAAGCATTGGCAAAAGAACTGGAGTTGGTGGAGAGTGGGCATGTCGATAGACTTATGGTCTTTATGCCACCGAGACACTGGAAAAGTTCTACAGTGTCTGAGAAGTTTCCTGCATGGTTTTTAGGAAGAGATCCACGACGCACAATTATCCATTGTTCGTACTCCAACGACCTAGCAGAACAGTTTAGCCGTAGTGTCCGTGACACTATCCAAAGTAACCGTGACTTTAACGCGGTGTTCCCGGATTGTCAGTTAGCCACTGACCAACGCAACGCACAGACATGGGCACTCCTGTGGGCACACAGAGCCACATACAGAGCAGCTGGTGTTGGTGGTGGTATCACCGGACGTGGTGCAGACCTTATTCTTATTGATGACCCTGTAGCAGATGAAGAAGCAGTCTGGACAGAAGATAGACGTGAAAGTCTATGGCGTTGGTATCAGTCCAAGCTTCGTACTCGTCTTGAACCTGGCGGACGCATCATCTTGATTATGACTCGTTGGCATGAAGATGACTTAGCTGGACGCCTGATTGAAGAGATGAAACACGCTGGTGAGCAGTGGAAGATTGTAAGTTTTCCTGCAACGGCAGAGCCAGAGGCAACCGATGGTGTCGATACTCTTGGTCGTAAGTACGGCGAGGCGTTATGGCCAGAACGATACAACGTCAAAGAGTTAGCCGGCCTACGATCAGCTGTAAGTGAGCGTGTTTGGAATAGCCAGTATCAGCAGAGACCATCTACACAGCAAGGCAATATGATACTTGCTGACAACATCCTTGAAGGTAATCCACCTGAGATGAAGGCACAAGTACGTGGATGGGACTTAGCATCTACCAAGGGCAAAGGTGACTTTACTGTTGGTGTACTTGTCGGACTTGGTGAGGATGGCAACTATTGGATTCTTGATGTCGTCCGCAAGCAGTTAGCAACCAATGAGCGTGACGAGATGATTCGTGTTACGTCTATGGTTGATGGCATGGAAGAGACTATACAGAGGTTCCCACAAGACCCAGGAGCAGCAGGTAAGTCTCTTGTGGCAAGTATTACTCGTATGCTCTCTGGGCATCGCCTACGCTTTAAACCTATCTCAGGTGATAAAACGATTAGGGCTGATCCGATGTCATCGCAGGTCAACCAAGGTCATTTCCGAATGATTAAGGCTGAGTGGAACAGTATCTTGGTCGATGAATTGAAGATGTTTCCTAACGGAAGGCACGACGACATCGTGGATGCTTTGGCTGACGCATTCACAACGCTCGCTGAGGAAACCACAAAGAGGCAAGTCACTGTTAACTGGGATGTATTCTAACCAAGTGTATAGACTTGAGCTGGATTACCTGATTTACTATTGGCTTTTATATAGGTCTGTATACTTTTTAGTGAGGCGGCATGGCATTCTGGGATAAAGCTTTATATAAACTCGGTTTGAAGAAAATCAATGAGTTGTCCATTGGCGATGATACGCCTTTGCCACGATATGCCTATGGTCAGTACATCACTGGCTTTCAGTCATTCTCAGACTTACTTAGTCCTTATCGGACTCTTGACCCAGCGCAAGCCAATGAAGGACGCGACAATGCGATTGTCAGCATCTGTATTAACTTCATTGCTACGTCATGGCAACAAGCACCTGTTTCTGTTGGTACTCGTGATGGTGTCAACTACAAGGGCCTTGAAAAACAGCATCCATTAGAGAACCTCATTGAGTTTCCTAACGATCACTACGGTGGCACTCAGTTAATCTGGGCAGTACTTACAGACGTTATCCGTAAGGGTAATGGTTACATCTATGTGACCCGTGATCGTACTGGGACACCTATTCGTTTATTGTGGGTTCCTGCACGTTGGATTCGTCCTATTCCGGATGACAATGGATACTTGGATTACTACGAATATTCGCCATACGGCGCGATGATGAAGCTGACGAAGGAAGATGTTGTACACGTAAAGTATGGAATTGATGAACGGTTACCTCTACAAGGCGTTTCGCCTCTTGCGCCTCTGTATCGTGAAATTATTACCGACAACTCATACTCTGACTTTAGTGCTGGACTTGCTTCCTCCGGTGGTGTACCTCCGGTCGTATTTACCCCCAAGATTCTAAAGCTTGAGGGTGGTGAACAAGCCGCCCCGATGACTCCTGATCAAGCAGACAACATGACGCGTCGCCTGCAAGAGAAGATGTCTCGTGAACCTGGCAAGCCACGTTTTATTCCTGGCGCATTGGATATGCACCAACTTGGCTTTAAGCCCGACGAGATGGCATTGAACGACGTACGGTCTATGCCAGAAACACGTATACCGGCGTCTCTTGGACTTGACCCATTGGCACTTGGTCTTTGGACTGGTGTTCAGCGTGCTACGTTCAACAACAAGCAAGAATCCATCAAGCAATCATGGCGTGGTGGGATTCTCCCATTCATGAAGATGTTTGCTTATGAGTTGACGCGTAAGGTGTTACGCACGTATCCAGACA